TCACGTTATTCTCGACCGGGGGAGCCCACTTGTAGAGAGCTGCCGCCACCGTCAAGCCGGTGTACCGAATTTGCAGCAACTCACGCATGGCTTGAAACCCTGCCTCCGGCGTGGCCCAGTGCGCAAATCGGTTGCCATCCGTGTGCAGCGCGCCATGAGTCCGCGCAAATTCGCCCTCTTCGATGTTGCCGGGATTGTTGCGCCGCTGCGCCAGCGAACCGGCAACCTCAAACCCTTCCTCACGCGCAATCGCTTCGATGAAAGTCATTGCTGTTTCCTCTCCTCTTCCTTGGCCCCGTAAATCGCAAAGTCCAGCAGCTCGTCGGCCACCGCCTGCGAGCCATAGTCAAACTTCGTCAGCACGGAATCACTCTTCATCACCGCCGCGCCCTGTTGCCCAGTGTAGCGGTCGCTGTACACGGTCTGACTTGGAGGCTGGTTCGCCGGGTCCGGCTCCGTCGCCTGCAACACCGTCCAGGGCGTGTTCGCGGTCACTGCCACTTCGCCCATCAGTACGCTCACTGTTGGGCGCGCGCCCACCGCCGCGCTCTTGGTGGCAATCCATCCAATCTCTGCCACCTGGCCTGTCGAGCAGAGCAGCGTGACGCCTTTGGAATCCCAAGCTGGATATGCCGTGCCGTTATCATCCCAGTGCGTTCCTGTTGTGTCTCGCATCAGAATCGGTACCGGCGGTCCGGCTGGCGGTCCAATCAGCAGCCGGAAAACTCCAGGGCTCACTTCCACGCTCTGCACCGCGCTGGTCCCACCCGCAATTGCCGCCCTCGGACTCCACACCAACCCACTCTCTGGGGGGCTCACCGCGCCCATCCTGAACCAGCCTACAGCCCCATCCGCAACGTACATCCCCACGTCGCGTGTGTTGGCGATATTCCAGCTCAAGTAACTTGTCGCCGGAGTGTAGAGCGCCGCGCTGATGCCTCCCGTGGTCACCTTCAAAAACTGGTCTCCAATCGGCAAGCCCACTTCGTTGTAGCCGCTCTGTGGGTTGAAGGGATAGGTCACAGTCAGTGAGCTCACCCGCCCATTCGACTCCATCAAGTTGATTTCCGTGCCCAGCACGTCTTCCACGTTGTAGCCGCCCAAAATAATCTTGTCGGCATAGATCGTGGTGTAAAACGGATTGCTCGACGTGCCGGTTCCCAGAATGATCCAGATCCCGCTGGTTGTGTAAACCAGTATGCCGCCGTTCTGCACCGTGATCGGACGCAACTTGATCACCTTGCCGATGTAGGCAATAAAATTCAGCGGCGGCCATGCAGTGTTTCCGTTGCCCACCAGCGTGTCCGGCCCTCCGGAGTAGTAAACCAGGTTGTCAACAAATCCCCAGGTCCGCTGCAGGTGGTAGACCATGCCGGTGATCCCGGCCGGAGGAGGGTTATTCGCGCTCGCCACCGGCGCAGCGATAAAAGCGTTCAGCGCCCCGCCGCCGTTCGTCGATGTGTCGGGAATTCCGAGTTCGTAATACAACAGGCTTGCGCCCAGCGTGTCGGTCGGGATCTGATCTTCCAGAATCAGTGTGCTCTGGCCCTGCGGGGTGCGCCAGATCCAAAGTTGATCGATCTGAGTGTCTCCCTGAAATCCGCCTGCGATTTGAATGTATTGCAACGCACGAGTAGGGTTCGGCGCTCCCAGAATTCCACCCTGAATCATCACTGGCAAGGATGCTGTCGAAACCGATCCATCGATCGCGTGAGTTGAAAAGGCGTAACTGATCGAAGCTGTAGTCAGCTTCACTCCTGGTCCCACACACGTCCAAGTTAACGCGCCGTCTGTGGTCGTCGCTCCCATAGCGGTAGCCCAAGTTGGATTTGATCCCCCTGAGTTTCCTCCCCCTCCGTTAGTCACAACCTGTAAATTCTGGTTTGAGTCTAAAATCGCCAATATCTGTCCGGGGATTGCCGCGTTCCCGAAAGCTGTGGCTGCCGTCCAAACTCCCGATGGCCCAAAGTTCCACCAGACAGCCGTTCCATCAAAAGTCAGAGAATAAGGCCCATTGGCCACCGTCCAATTCGGGTAGTTCAATCCGGTTTTATAATTCACTCCTCCAGGGATAAAGTTCATCATCACCTGGATATTCTGGTTAGGATCGAGGATCGAGTAAAACGGGCCTTGCACGGTGTTCGATTGCCAGAAGCGCGTTCCGTTGATCGGTATCAACACCGGAGATCCATGCACCGAAGTCGCCTGAAGGCCCCAGTTCTCCAGCGCCGGTCCGTAGCACTTCCACTGCTGGCTCCCATCGGCCGTCACCGCAAACTGCGTCCCGCTGAAGCTCGGCGCGCTTCCTCCCGTCGTTCCGTTTCCAGTCGATCCAGTGCCTGTATCTGAGGTCTCGGAATAGACAGCGTGCGCCAGCGTGATGGTAAAGATTCCCAGCGTCGTCGAGACAATCGAAGCAACCGGGTAGCTGTGCCCGTTCAGATACGTCGCCCCAGTCAACCCGCTGAAAGCAACCGTTGCGCCCACCAGGTTGGGAAACTGATTCGGCGCGGTCTGTGAGTTGACCCAGATCGTCACCGTTGTTCCATTTGAGGCCGTAGCGATAATCACGAGCGATATGCCGCCCAGCGCCATCTGCACACTGCCAGGCTCCGCGCCCACGTTGATCAGCGTTCCCGGCAGCACATTCTTGCTTGCCTGCCATCCGGCATAATTCAGCCACTTCTTCTGGTTCACGCCGTCGCCCATGAACAGTTCCGTGTTCACGTTCATAAAGCGCATCGGCCCCGCGCCTGCGCCCTTGGTGAAGATATTGGCATTGGTTCCCGCGGTTGCGTCCCAGATATTCCCGTCGGTCCCGTCCAGCAGCACGCGCACCGATTCAATGCCATTCTGGATGCTTTTGAAGCTGAAGAAGCTCAGCGCCGGCGGAAAGGTCTGCGCGTTGTAGACCACGCTTCCCGGCCTGCGCCCGTCGGTCAGCCTCACCGTGATCTCACGGTTGATTCCATCCAGAATCGAGTCGAAGCGCGAGCCGCCATAGAACTTTTTCAGCAGATAGGCCGTGGCGGCGTCGCGGTAGGGGCTGCGCTGGGTCCACTCTCCGGTGAACTGCTCGCCGCCCATCGTCAGAGCGGCAAACCGTGTCGGATCTTTAATCGTTCCCGCCGCTTCAAAAGGTCCAGGCATTGGCTCGCTCCGCTCGCAGTTATCAGTTGCCAGTTCTCAGTTTCCAGTGAATGATATGACCTTCAATGCGAACTGAGAACCGTGAACTGTCTCCTCACTTCGTCAGCGCCGTCATGCCCGCCTTCACCGCGTCCTGGCTCTTGCTCAGCGTCTGCATCAGCCGGTCCCACTCGCCCGCGAAGATCGCAATCGCCTGCGCACTCAACCCGGTCTGTGCGCCCAGCAGTGCGGCCACGCCTAATTGAGACCAAAGAGGCCAGCGCGGGTCGCTCACCAGGTTGCCCGCCAGCGCCAGAAAAAGCTGATTGTAGATGTAGCCGTACTCATCCGGCAGCGGTGCCCAGTTGCTTCCAAAGCTGCTCGCCACCGGCGCTTTGCGCTGATAGTCGATGTACACCGTGTCGTTGTCTGTGGGGATGGCGTCGAAGCGGAAGGTGATGTTGCCGGCGTTATCGTCGTACACCGGCGCCATGGTCTTGGGCCGGTAGCTGTTCGTCGTCTTGGCCAGCGTCTCGGCGCCTTCGAGAGCGTGGATCTTGCCGCTCGCGTCCGTGATCCACTGCTTTTCGATCCATCCCAGATCGCCCACCACCGCGCTGTAATCCGTTCCGCCTGCTGTTGTGATCGAAAAATTCAGGTTGCCGCGGTTGAACCGCCACTTCATCGGCGGTCCCAGCACGCGCCCCAGCACCAGGTTAGCAAAGGTCAGCCCCGGCTCCCAATTCGAGACATTGAGCGGCTGCTGTTTCAGAATCGTCGCGGCCCAGTTCACCGAGTCTTGAATTGTCTTTGTGCAGGACATGGCGCTGCGCTCCAGTAGTCAGGGATCAGTTACAAATTCCGTACACAAATGCCAACGCGAGCAAAATATTCCATCGTCGTCTCACCATCTTTGAAGCGATAATTCCGCCAGCGCTTCCAGCAACGGTCTCCAACGTCCCAAAATTCAAAAATTCGTGACATTTCCCATCCCTTCCATCAATCAAACAGGCATGTCCGCTGTGTAGCGGTAGTTTCCCGGCCAGATGTTGTCTACCGGGCTTGTGGCGGGCAGCAGCCCGTAAGCGTTCGGCTCCTTGTCCGCCTGCTTGGCTGCATCCTTCAATCCCGCCAGCCAGATCGGGTACTCCTGCAAAAATTCCTTGCGGTCGGCGGGGTTGCTGCTCGCGCCCTTGCATTGGTACGCGAATGCCCTGCGGAAGTGCCGCGCATAGCTGTCGGGAATCGGATTGATCATCGTCTTGATCGACGTGATCTTGGGCGGCTCCATCTGGTAGCTCGGAATCATCTGGTACACCGGCCCCGCCTGGTTCGGCAGCGGCCAAATCCTGAATCCCTGGCTGGTCCCGCTCACCACCGTCCACACGCAGCCGCCATCATTCACTGTGACGCCCTCGGCGGCGTTTACCGCCGCCGCCGGAGCGGTCAATCCCGTCGTGCCGAAGCCCGTCAGGATCAAGTAATTCCCGTTGGCATCGATAAAGTTCATGATCGGGTTCGGCGCCACCGCTCCAATCGTGATCAGCGGCGAATACGTCACACCCGGCCCCGGCCACGTCCCGTAGCTCAGGTCGCTGTTGTACATCCAGCAGATCGCCGTCGGACCGCCCAGCACGCCGCCAAACTGCGCGCTCACCCGGCTCAGTTGCCGCTTCCACTTGGGAGTGCTCGGCACATTCACCGGCTTGGGAATCATCGTGTTGTTGATGTCGATCTTGTCGCAGTCGTCGCCCCAGCCGATTGGCCCGGCAGCCTGCGCCGGTTGCGGATAGTCCTGCTGAAATGTGTTGGTCAGGAAGGGCGCGGCAAAGGCGCGGTTGAACTTCCAGTTGAAGCGCTCCGCAATCAGATCGGCCATGGTGTCGTTCGCCAGGCCGAGAATCAGATCGAGGTTGAAGCCAGAGGGCGCATTGCGTGGGTCGTAGATTCCACGGGCTGCTTGCTCGTCTAAAATTGTCTCGACCGTGAGGCTAGAATTTCCCATGGTGGTAGAATATCCTCAATCGCCAACCTCTTCAACAGCCTCGCAACACATCCCGCCGGTAGTCTTCCTTCAGCAAACCAAAACATCCTCATCCCGGTTGGCAAAAAAGCCGGAGGAATCCGGCTGGAATAAAAAGTGGAATAATTTGTGTCCACTTTTACAAATTGCGGGCAACGTGCAGTGCATGATCTGGGGATCGGAAACTGCACGTTGCCACTCGCGTGATCGGCTGGGATGGAAGCCTTTCTCGCGTCTTGTGCGCCTTCCTGGATTACTGGAAGGCTACTTTGATGCTCGAAAGCACCGGCGTGGGCGGAGGAACGACGGGAATAGCGACCGTCACCGCTTCCGTATCGGTCAAAGACAGCCCTTCAGCCGTGGTCAGCGTCGCGGTGATGTTTGCCACGCCATTGGCGACGGCGGTCGTCAGGCCGGTTGCTGGGTCGAAAGTCACAATGGCGCTGGCCGTGTCGTCGGAACTCAACGTAGCGGCCGGCATGGCGCCTGTGAACGGTTGGCCGAACTGGTCATAGCCCAGAACTGAGGCTGTGACCTGCTGGCCGGCGGATGTGAGGGTAACTGGTCCTGCTGTTGCCATGGAAACTCCTTGAAACTTGATTTTGATGCTGGTGAGGGTTGCCGGTTCTTCTTCCTTGACGAGCTTGCGGAGCAGCCGAACCATTTCTTTCAGCAGCCCGTTATTCTGGATTTCAATTTCTTCGTGCCGCATGACTCCTCCGCAAATGTTCAAATTATACTGCCGTCCGCCATTCTTCTGGCGGTCAAAAGACTACATCCACGCTTAGGCCACAACCTCGATAGTTGCCAGCCGCAACTGCGCGCTGGTCACCGTCGAACTGGCCGCGATTGTCACCAGCAGGGTCAGCGCCGTGGTCAGGTTTACCGCGCTCGAAACCGCCACGTTGGTGTCCGTGTAGGCGGCTATAGCCGCTGCGGCTACAGCCGTAAGTCCTGCGGAAACCATGCCGTGCGACTCGATTGTTCCCGCGGCTCCCGTTGAGGCTACAGCCATCTCAAACGAGATCTGGAACGGAATATTGGTTCCGCTGCCCGCCGTGTTGGCGGTGGTAATCGAGGCCAGCGTCACGCCTCCCAGCGTCAAAGCGAAAGTCAGGTTTGGCGTTCCGGCTGGCGTGGTAAAGATGCCGTATACAGTGATCAGCAAAGTTCTCCCCGCACGATTCAGGAATCCCGCGTTCAGAGCTTTGCTGATCAGGTTCTGTGCGGTGGTGATGGCCGTCAAAGCTGTCTGCGCATTGATGACGGTCAAGGCTGTCTGCAATGCCGACTCCTGGGCCGCCGAGCCCACGGTGCTCACCACATTGTTCTGCTGGTCGAAGCTGAATCCGTTCGGTGCCGCCGCACCGTTGACTCCAGTGGCGTTCAGCGGTCCCTTGGTAATCGTCGCAAATGGCATTGTGTCTCCTCGCTTTTCTGTTCCCTGTTCCCTATTCCCTGTTCCCTATTCCCTGCTTTACCGCATCGCCGGAATCACAGGGCTTCCATCCTCGTCGGTGAAGTCCCACGCCGGCCCCACCATCGGCGGCAGGCCGGTGCCCAGCGCATCCTCTTTCAGCTCGTTGTGCCGCTCCAGATCGTCCTGGTACTGCTGCACGCGCGCTCGCACTTCACTGGCTGTCTCCAGCCGCCGCACGCCGTCCACCTTCACTTCCTGCGGCTTGCTGCTCTTGAGGCCGGGATGCGGCGTCAGGTTCTTCATCCCGCACCATACGCACTGGATCAGCCACATCCAACTGAAGCCGATCCGGCTGGCGCTCAGGCAGCTTCCGCCCACGCCCTTGCCCATCACGTTGCCCGGCTGCACGCCCGCCTGGTGCTTGCACTTCTTCTCGCGCGCCGCCTGCTGGTCAATGACAGCCTTGGCTTGCATCTGCGCCTGCTCGCGCTTGCGCTGCCGGTCCTCTTCGGTGTCCGTGTAAACTGCGGATTCCTTCTTGGTCCGGTCCAGCGTCAGCAGCTCGCGCTCGAGCTGCGCGTCCAGCAGCAGCGCCTGTTTCTCTTCGATGGTCAGTTTCTTCTGGTCAGCCATATGGCTCCTTCGTCGCCAGTGATCAGTGAACAGTGATCAGTGGTCAGTTCCTTGCGCAGCCGATAGGTAAATCGGAACTTAGACACTCGCGGGACTCGTACAATCTCCGAATGATCGGGGACGTGCGAGCGCCGAGAATAAACTTTTCCGTTCACAGCATAATCGAAGCGCGGCGTTTTCCGCTCTTGATCGGTGTGCCCGTCCTGCCTCCAGTTGGCTGCTTTGTAAATGATACCGCTGTGTCCTGCCGATGGGTCGGCGTAAGAAACAAGCAGATCGACGGTTGGGAAGGTGCTACGCACCCACTTGATAGCTTTCGCCATAAACCACGTCTCAGAGTTGAATGGTTCCGAGTCCATGATATAAAGGCGCGCAAGTTCCCAGGCTAGTGTCACCCGGTACCGTTTCATGGTTTCTCTTGGTGGGAGCGCGAACACAATCACTCCCACCAAGAAAGGACCTTTCCACATTCCCAATATCGCTGTAACAACTCCTGGCCAGCGTTTGAGGTGATGAGCCCGTACTAATGGCTCGGCCTCGGTTCGGCTTGCTGGGCCAATCGAGTACAGCGAGAAGTCGGATTTTGGATATTCGTTCAAGTCGCCTTCTTACGTAGTTTGAGGAACTGCAATCGCGATCCTCGCACGGCTGGTGTTGTCCGGGCTGGGTCCGATTCCGCTTATCATGTTGTAGCTGGTCCCGGCCGCAATCACGCCCGCGCCGTCGTAAGCCGAGCGCGCATACTCGCCGGCCCACAGGTCCAGGTTCTTCCAGTTCACGCCGGGGTTGGTGTGTCGCGCGCTCTCCAGAGTCACCCGCACCATCGCGTCTTCACCGGCCAGGTAGGTCGAGTAGCCGGTCAGGCCGCTTCCCTGCCAGTTGGTCGTCGCGGTGCAGTTGGTGCTCGGGAACCAGTCGCCGCCAAACAGCCGCAGAATGCCGACTGCCTTTTCGCCCTCGTCCTCGTCGGTCAGCTCTTCCAGCTTGGTCTGGCCTTCGCCGGTGTGCTTCAGAATGTCCACGATGCTGTTGTTCGTGTTGTCCAGCGCCGTCATGTCGCCGATGAATGCCGGCAGAATCTTCCCGATAAACCGCCCTGCCGCCGGCATCGGCAGTACCTTAGCCTGGAACAAGCTGGCAGGCATCTGCTCGATGATCTGCTTGGTGAAGGCGTAGAGCGGCCCCACCGTCGAATCCTGATTCGTGGTGTTCGCGTCCAGCGTCCGCAGATAGTCGAAGTTCGTCATGATCAGGTCGTCGTAGGTTTGCCCCAGCACATAGGCCAGCATCTTCCGGTAGTTCATGAGGTCATCGCTGATCGATGTCATGAATGTGAAATCCGAGAAGTTGATATAGTTGGCCCACTGCCCCAGCTGGATGTCGCGGAAGTTGCAGGAGACGGTCAGCGGGCTGCCGATCGTTCCCTGCGTCTGCTGCGGCATACTCGCGCCCAGCACTGCCAGCATGAAGTTGCGGAAGGTCATGCCCGACTTCGCCGGCTGCGTCATATGCGTGCACATCCGGTACATGAACAGGTTGGCCGCCAGCCACTTCATAAAGGCTTTGTTGTAGTGAACCGTCAGCGAAGCCTGCGGCATATTGCCGGTCTGCTGGCTGGCTGGGCTGGCGCCGTCGCAGAATACGGAGCAATGCGCAGCCTGGGCAGCCATTTGAAACATCAAATGCCCTGTCACCGCGATAGCTCCGGCGGCGGCTGCAATGATCTGCATCACGGTCGTGAGCGCCCACGCCAGAGCGTGGGAAATCTTGTACTGCGTTTGCTCCTTCATGGTTCATCTCCCGCTCAGGCTGTGGCCTGCGCTCCGGAGTACCAATAGTCGCACGCCTCCACATACTCTTTGTGGCGCGGATGCCCCGGCTGATTCAGCGCCGCGGTCTCCTTGGTCGTGAGCTTACTGATCTCCTCAAGGCTGTATTTCGGCTTCCATTGTGGCTGCTGCGGTGCGCCCAGCCGATTGCTTCTGTGGCTGCTCGCGCTCACAACGCCGTTTCTTGGCCTCGCCGGTACAACTTCCAGGCTTCCGCCTGGCTGCGCTGTTGAGGGTTGATGGGTTTCGTTCGCCGGTTCCCTGGGCGTAACGTCGCTCTCCGTCAGGAGGTCGCCGCGTCCTTCAAGGTATCGGTAGGTATTGTCGAGCACTTCCAGCGTAATCCGCGCAATATCGTTGCCCACCGACAGCAGCGCCGATGTGATCAACAAGTTGCGGTTGAGCTGGTGCCCGTAAAATTCAGGATGCTGCGTGCTCCACTGCCGGCAGATCGCCAGGTAGCTTTCCTGCGCATCGGTGCGCTTGGCCCGCTCACTCTCCGCCAGCCGATAGGCCGCGTCCGCGCTCTTGGCCGGGTTCTGCAAATCTTGCGTCAGCCGCATGGTCTCGTCAGGACTCAAGATCGCCGGGTTCGGCTGACTGGGAGGGGGAGGCGCAGCACCCCTCCCATTATTCCCCTGTGCCCCGCCGTGCCCGTTTCCATTGCCATTGCCGCGCACCTGGCTCAGCGTCGATTGCGCCGTCATCATGGTGCGCTCGATCTTGCTGAAGATTTCTGCCTCGGTGCGCCCATACACTCGGATCGGCGTTGAACCGTCCTCCGGGTCCACCACCCGGCACAGTCGCCCGTCGGTGATTGGCGTCCCATCCGTCTTCGTCGTTGTCCAATAAGCCTGCATCAGTTTATTCCTGTTCCTTGAGCTTTCTTATTTCCCCATCCACCGCCGCCTGGTCCAGCCTCATCTGCTCCTGAAACATCGCCAGATTCGCCCATCCCAGCGCAATTTCCCGTTCTCGCGCCAGAGGGTTGCTCTTCGAAGCGATAATACTCGCCTGCTCCATCCGATGTAAAGTCCTTGTTCGCAGCCGCTTCAGCACCCGCCAGCCCGGCTCCATCGTCAGCCGCGCCAGATCCTCGCGCTCGGCGTCCGTCAGCGGCCGGTCCACATTGTCCGGACTCCACGCCTCGGCAGTCTCCGCCGCCGCTGGCTCGTCCATCACCCCGGCCCTGATCCGCCGCAACTCCTCGTTCAGCGGCACCCCGTTTTGGAAGTCCTCAAGACGCGGCATCAGTGGCCTCGTTCCCGATGTAAAGAAAGTCATCGGTTCGCGTAAGCGAAATAATGTCTTCTTTAGTTGCATTCCAGTCTGGTTTTTGCTCGCGTATGATCCCCATCGCCAAATCTATCGCGGCGTCAAATGAATTAGCTCCGATGATAGCTGTCCCGCTCGAAATTCTTCCCCATTTCAAATGCCAAATCCTAATTTCCTTCATCCCCGATCCCCCTATCCATTCATCCCCGGCACGCCCTGCTCCAGCTCGTGCTCGTCCGTCTTCCGTTCCAGCAACCCCTCGGCCCGCTCCAGCGGCACGCTGCCCGCCGCGTGTTCCGCCGCGATGGTCGCCAACTTGGTGGTCATGTCCACTTGGCCCTTCGCCTGGGTCTCCTGCAACTTGTTCTGCCCGCGCACCTGCTCCACCGCGAGCTGCCCCTGCACCTTCTGCGCGCCGGGATTGTTCTGCTTGAACATCACCCGCTCCTTCGGCGTCATCGCGCGGAAGATGTTATCGATATTGCCGTCCAGCTCGCTCATGCGGATCAGGATTCCAAACAGCGCCTGATAGTCCAGCACCATGCCGATCTGGTTATAGAAGTTCTGAATCTGCGGCTGCTGCAAGATTTGCAGAATGAACGGAATCAACTGCTGGATCGCCTGCTTGGCCATCATCCGCTGCCCGGCCAGCACGTCCACCGTAAACTCCGCATTCAAAAACGCGTCAAAGTCGATGCTCTTGATGATCGCGTCGCTGTACTTCTTCCGCAGAATCTGCCGGATCTCCTCCAGCGGCATCTTCAACCGCACCATGTCGATCAGGAAATACACCCAGCGCTCCAGCGCCCAACTCTCGTACAGCACCGGCTTGGCCACGCTCTCGTCCGCCTTGCCGCCAACTCGGTTCACGCCCGTCGCCGTCCGCATGGCACTGCTGCCCGGTTTGCCCAGATTCCCCTGCACCGTCGTCGAGTTCGCGCCCACCAGATCCTCGCCGCCGTGCAGCGCCATGTCCATCAGCTTCCACGCCTCGGCAGGAATCTGCGGCTTCTCCAGATACGTCGCCGCCTTCCGAACATCACCATCCGGCCCCGGATCAACCTGCATGAAGGTTCCCAGCCCGGCCACAATGTTCTGCGTCGGCGGATTCTCCCCCCTCCTGATCAGCAGCGGCGTATTGAACCACATCCCAATCATCTTCAACACTTCGTTCAGTACGCCGGTTTCCATGCGCTGATCGTCCATGTTGAGCTTGCCGATGCCCATCCCGTAGCCCGAGTTCGGCACGTTCCACCAGTTGAAGGTGTAGTGCAGCGCATGATCGCCCATGTCGTGCTCATCGTTGCGGATGGTCAGCTTGCGCCCGTCGTAGCATAGAATCGCCTGTGCCCGCTCGCCGGTCCACATGGTCAGCAGCATCAGCTTCGTCTCAAAGGGATTCACACCGCGATTCTTCCACTCGCCCGCCGCGTGCATCGCCAGGCTGCTCTGGCTGTCCGCCAACCCTTCAGCCACAGTCGAGGGCGCCGCCGTTCCCGTCATGGGATTCTGGATGAAATAGTTGATCAGCGTCTCGTCGTCGGGAATCTGCTTGTAGCAGTCCAGCGCCCGCAACTGCTGCAAGTCCTGGAAATCCACGAAATCGCAGTCGATCACATAGCTCGCACTCTCTTCGGGAGCGTTTGGCGTAGACCAGTTCTCGTCGAAGAAAGTAAATCCCAATCGCCGAAAGTTCAAAAAGGGCCAGCATTCCTTCACTTCCTCTTTCTCTATTTTGAAGTCGTCGCTCTGCTCGGTCGCAATGCTCTGCTCGCCGCCGATCGGCAGTGTCGCCGTGGGTTCTGGCGTCTTCCGCTTGCGCCGTTTCTTGACGACTGTGCGTTCTTCCCATCCCGCCTGCAAGATGCCGGTCCCAAACAGCCGCGACTGCTCGCCCGCCAGCCCAAAGTTGTACTCCGTCTTAGCGCGCTTCATCAGCGTCCACAGCAACTGAGTCCACGCCTCCATCAGCAGTTCGCTGGTGCCGCCCTCCGGTTGCAGCGCAAAGGGCTTCTGGTTCCCCCAGATACCGCGATGGACTTGATTGTCCATCGTCATCGTGTTTTTTGCGATGATGTAGCGGGCAATCCTAACCGGCCGCCCGTCCGCCGGCCGCATCCAGCGGTCATTGTTCTGGTTCTGGTAGTAGTAGTCCACCGCCTGCCAGTCCAGCAGCCAGGAGTTCTGTTCCAGGTAGGTCTTCGAGTTCTGATAGTTCCGCCACACCAGCTCCGCGACGGCGTCGTCGCTGAAGACCGGCTCGGCTTTGCCGTCCTCTGAGACCTCCACATCCTCGCGCCGAATCTCGCCAATCTCCCGCTGGCCCACCGGCATCAGCGCATCCGCGCCCGATCCCGCCGCGCCGCCAGTGTCCGCGCCAATCACCGTGCCCGTGTTTTCCGCCTCGTACTCGCTAGCCATGCGCTTCCGCCACTTCAAGGATTTCTTTCGCTGCGTAGAGTCTACTCGCAGCGGCAACTGAGTTGGGATCGTTTTTTTACTTCCTCTGCACCACTCCGTTGAACGCTGCCAGTTTCATCAGCCTTGACATCTCTTGTTGGCACTCTGTGAACCCCGCCTTAAACATCAGAGCAGCAAATTTACCAATATCTTCGCGGGTTTCAAGTCCGTTCGCACGGAACACATCCGCTTCGGAAATGATACGCTTCGTCTCGTCATGAAACTCTCTTAGATCGTCATCCATCTAATCCCCCCGGCAGCGGCGCCACGCCGCCCGCTGCTGTCTTCACGCTCTCCAGCGCCATCATAGTTGCCAGCGCCTGCCGCCGAAGTTCCTCGTTTACAGCGTTTATTCCCATCTGCCCGAAGATCTGGTTCCACTGCGCGTCTTCCCGCTTGCGCCGCTGGTACTCCAGTTCCTCTTCGGTCATCTCC